CGAAGGTGCGGTCACTCAATGTATTTGAGGGTGGCCGCATACGGCTCTCGCGAGGTAGCCGGTGCGATTCTCCTGTCCCCTTGGAATGGGGGGACCTCGATCATGTGTTCTTCGAAGCATATCGAGTATAATTCCATTATCCAACAGACAAAACTATTATGACTACACTTAAACTAAGATTTTCCTTATTCCGGCTCATCGTAAGATGGCTGGCCAAGGTCTACCTCGGTCTGAGTGCGCATAACAGTTTGGTCGAGCAATGGGTTTCGGTGGTTCAGAAATGGGCTGAGACGCGGGGAACTGTGTGGGCAATAGGCCGAGTAAAGGCTACTCGACTTGCGTACACACGGTTCCTATCGCGCCAGCCTCTTTCCGAATCCCCAGGGTTTGATGTTAAACTGGATACGTTTGGACTGCCGATCGGCTGTCCGCTACGCATTTTGTTTGAATCACGTGACTCCACCTCGATACGCCTTGGATTGACCGCTCTTGGTCTATCTAGGGTACTACCGGGCTGGAAAGCTCCCGACCTGACTCCTATTACTACCCCTGGCGTCCCTCTTTCAGCTACGTTTGTAGCAGAGACGCTGGGCGTGGTAGCGGAGTTAGGCTGGAAGCTAGTCCGTCCCGTCTGGGATGGATGCCATGTGAGCACCAAATCTGGTCCGAATGCCCAGGCAATGGTCGGATCAATCGAGGACGCGAGCCTACTAACCGAGCTTCAGATCGCTGATCTTGAAGTTCTGGGAGGTACGGCTCTCGTTCGATTGATTGCGTTAATCCGAAACGTCAGTCCCCTTGCTTGGTTAGCAAAGATTCTCATTAAAAAGAAGATTAATGGGAAACTGACAAACGTACCTCTGGGCCCGAAAGGGCGCCAGGGCCGTCTGTCGCTAATCAAGGACAAGGAGGCCAAGTGTCGGATCGTTGCGATCCTTGACTACTGGACACAATCGGCGTTGCGGCCTCTTCACGACGCGCTCATGCGTCACCTGAAGAGCCTGCGGCCTGATTGTACCTTTAATCAAGGGTCCTTCCGAGCCAAGCTCAGTCGTTCGGGTCCGTATTACTCCTACGACCTCTCGTCTGCGACGGACCGCTTCCCTGTATGGCTACAGGTGGCAGTCTTAGCAGCGTTGGTCGCTCAGGACTATGCGGACGCGTGGCGACGCCTGATCATAGACCGTGACTATCACGTCGGTTGGGAGCGCCGCAAGTCCGTAACTGTCCGTTACGCTTGTGGGCAACCGATGGGCGCGTATAGTTCATGGGCTCTATTTTCAGTCTGCCACCACGTGATGGTGAGAGTAGCGGCTAAGCGAGCGGGGAAGCCCGTTTCGTTTAGCAACTATGTGTTACTGGGGGACGATATCGTGATCGGCGATCATGATGTTGCGGCCCAGTATCGCACCATTATGAACGAGTTGGGTGTTGAAATTAGTTCGATGAAATCGCATGTGTCGGACGACACTTACGAATTCGCGAAGAGATGGATACATGTTGGTGAGGAGGTGACCGGTGCCCCTCTGGGTTCTTTCTTCGAGGCTGTTCGTCTTTCGAAGGTTGATGGTGCTGATGTCGTCCCGACATCCGCCATCAAGTATATTTCCTTCTACGGACTAGCAACCTGGTTGAGAGAACTTGAGAGTCGCTGGCTTCCACGATCAAATACTATGGTGTCCCGGGGCTTGCTGGCTAAGCTTTTCCTGCTTTTAGGCCGTGGGGCTCAGTCTGAGCGCCTGGCGGATAAAGCGTGGAAATTCTTCTTGCTTCCCGTCCGTGAGGACGGGCGCTCCCTGAGAAGGTGGAAAACGAGAACTCTCGCTACCATTCTAATCGGGGAGGTCCTGACTTGCAATTCTGGATGGGACGCCATACTTCGTGTATTGGTGTTCCTGAATGAGTGCAAGGCCAGAGTGCTTGAAGAAGCCATCAAGCGTCAAGTCGGTAGGGTTCAGCAATTTCAGTTGGAATTGCCGAATTACCTCGACCTGGTGCCTGAAGGGTTGGA